TTGTGCCTTCTAAACCTTGATTGTTCAAAGATCCTGATGCTTTCTCTAATTCATCAAGTTCTTGGACCAGTTCTAGCAAGTCAGTGAGGAATCCATCTGCATTTAGGTAATCTATATCCAGCTCAGTATATTCCAACTCTGATTCTGCATCCAAAACATCAGCATCTAAATCTTCAAATTCTAGGAAATCTGTGTCCAATATATTATTAGCTGATGATGAGCTACTATCATCTGATTCTATTTCTCTCTCGTCAGGTGGAGAAACGATAAGATAATTATCTATTTGATCTAAAGTAAGATCCAGTATTACTGGATTAGATGGTACAGACTCAAGATTGTAAACAGTTGTAGCCTGATAGGGTTTATTCAAAACTACACTGCCCAGAGCCGTTGTAACGATAATCTCTCCTGAACTTTCACCGAATTCGTCCGGGAGTAGAATAACGAGCACTTCACCAGTATCTTTTACTGTCAGCGTTAGATCTGTTCCACGAATCCCAACAACTGCACTATTGCCAGCTCGTATCTTAATGTTTTCTTTTTTTATTCTTTTTGACTTTGAGCTAATGAACCGCCCAGTACCTTTTACGAAGTTTAGAGCCATACTGGAGTTGGATGGATTTGGATCGAATATAAAGGAGTCTACGATCACAGTGCTATTCTCTGTGAGCTTTATGGTGGTTTCATCTCGGAAAGTTACACCCATGCGACCTAAAGCTGTTTCCAGCTTGTCCATAGAATCGAGTGAAAAACCTAATTCGCTTTTTAAAGGCTTATCTCTTACTACTCTGGTTACACCATTTAGCTCTGAAATCTCACCAATGTCTTTAGCAGCTGGTTGAGGTTCCTTGGTCCGACTGGTTAATGCAGACTGAGCCGTTGCTTCCAGATGAAATGACACGCAACCAATCATTATCCAGAGTAGATTGTTGATCAATGTCGAAAGATCTCGATCCACCATCATGTTCGAGCTTGAAATATGCGCCAGCATAGCCATCTCCGTTATAATCTACTGTATTTGAATCTCCGTCTAAATCTATGTAATTTGTAGCTGAATCCACATCCAAGTCAATATGCACAGTATTACTAGAACCTTGCACAATCGTGTCTATGTCTGCGCCACTAGCTAAAGAATTTGTAGCTAAGTCTAGTGTCATGGTGTTACTCGATCCATCGATATCCACATTTACATTTGATGAGTCGGCATTGTTCGAATTACTAGGATCTACTTGTATTGTATATGAATTACTATCTCCATCTATATCGAACACACCTGTAAAGGAATCAGCCGTTATATCACCTCTATAAAGGTTGCTGTCGCCAATTAGATTCAAATCTAATGACATCGATGCTCCATCCAAATCAAATGGAGTCATATTTCCAGCTGTACTTTGCAATCCACCCACTAAGTTTCCTGATCCTAGCTGCTCGATATCGATACTTGCACTCGCACCAGCTTGATCTACATATATTTCATTATCATCTGAATATGACAAGCTGTATGCGAATAAAAACGCAAGCATAACAGCACCATAGAAAATGTTGTTAAATTGATTATTCATCTTTAAACTCCCAGTACCCTTTTGTCACACCTATTTTTATTATTTCTAGTACAGCCATCTCAATGGCAGATTGTAACACAATGCTAGTTGATTCGTTTTGTGCTGTACCACCTTCCACCTCTATTAACCTTTGTCCATCAATAAATCTAAATATATCTTGTGATAATCCAACACTAAGTAGGCTTTTCGATGTAGAAGTCTCTATAAGAATCTCACCTGTAGAGACTGAAACAAGCCTTAAACTAATGGTTATCAGATCTTCTCTGTACTCTTTACTGCTTCCAATACCAAGGTATCTTGCGCCAGCACCACCACTGAGTACATTTTGATCATAACTCAATACACCCCCTTGAAGCAAAAGTCCAGCAAAAAGTAAAGGCTTAACTTCGCTTTGATCTTCAAAATCTACCCTAGTAGATCTTATTATCTGTCTTTCTTTGGTAAGTGAGTCTAAGCCAACTCTTTCAACGACTCGCCAAAATTTACCATCGCCACTGTGTTTAAGTGCTCTGATTAAAAATGCTTCTGGTGCTTGAGTTATAGCTGTTGAAAATAATGCAAATTGTCCATTACTTTTGCGCTGACCTGTGTGATCTGAGAAGGAATTTGGATAAACAGCTACAACAGGTTTTCTTACTGGTTCTTTTACATTTTTTAATTCTTCTGATTGTAAAGATAATATGGTCGTATTTTTGATAACGATGCTAGGAAAACCTTTACCTTCGAGCACATCTTTCGATGCACAACTAGAAAGTAAAATCACCAATAGGCACAGAAATAGTGGTCTGGCTACCATCCTCTGCTGTAATAATAAGTGTAATAAGTTCATCTTCATCTACAGTATATTCTATTGTGTTACCCTCTAGCTCCAATTTACCAGATTTTTGGGGAACCTCGCCAAAAAGCTGCTCAACCATTTGTCTCGACAATTGTGCATAAATGCGTGATTCCAGGTTTCTAATGAAACGACTTAAAGTGGTATTTGCTTTATCTCTTTCTAATTCATCTTGATACGCTTTTATTTCGTCACGAACTGCTTGTTTTCTGGTGTTCTCTTGATTCTCAATTGTTAAGTAATGTGAAGAAGTGTTAATTCCTGAAAATGCTGGACTTTTGAATTTAAACATAATCTCATCAGCGTTACTGTAAACATTTAGTAATAACAAAAACAAAGCCATATACACATATATACCTAAAAACCAGTGCCAATTACTTTTCATCTTCTTTATCATTTTTTAGTCTGTTTTCCTCTTTCAACTCTAATACTGTATTAACCTTCTGCTGTAGCCTAATCATGTCTTGATCGAGCATGCGTAACTGGTCGGTTAATCTTATGATAGTAACTTTCATTTCTTGTACAGCTGGATCTATTTTTGTGTTTATTGTTTGCCATACAAACCAAACGAAGTAACCTAATCCAATCACCATAGTGACTGGGAAGCCAAACTCTGAAACAAACTTTACGATATCCATTAGTCTCTGCGTTGATCGATTTTCCCATCTTCAACAAAATTCTCGGCTCTGGCTATGCGTTCCAAATCTGGTGATAAATTAAGAGCACTAGAAACGCAAGTGTCGATTCTAATCATATCGTTGTTCATGGTAGATGCTCTAGTAATAAGCATTTTAGATATCGCCTGAACAGTCTTTATTTCTGATACAAGACCATCCATTAGCTGTTTCATAACTAGAAATATAAAGTAAGCCATGACAAGACCGCCAGCTACAGGCAGTCCTAGCTCTGATAGGAGCTGAACTGCTTGTTCCATTAGGATTCGCCTTTAAAGGTCTTACTCTGCCCTGATTTACCAGAATAGATACCGAAAACAACACCCATAGCACCTACTACTACTGATACTAAAGCTGATTGTTCTAAGTTAGGATCTGGTATACCCATGAACCATATAACAGATTCATACAT